GTTGGAACTGTTGGGCTACCAAATGCGTTCTGGATAGAACCACCTGACGCTGTAGCACCACCACCATTGATGTCTGTTGCTGCAACAAAGTCAACTGCTCTTCTTTCTACCAAGTCATAGTAACAACGGCTGTGCATTGCAATGGTTGAAAGCTTCCCGCCTTGATCGCCTAATAATGATTGAGCCTTCGCAACGTGTCTAGGACTCAATGCTGTAGGTGTATCTCCAGACTCAGAGTCGATAGTTAAATCAAACAATGCTGAAGCACTTGAGTTGTTATTGATAGAACCAAATGCACCAGTCAAGCAAGAATATAAATCCTTCTGTTTCTGGTTGTTTACATAAGCTGCCATCTTTTGAGCTATCGCAGCCATTGGATCTGTACTGCTACCAACAGCAAGACTAGCTAAATCTCTTGCACTGAACGCACGCCCTCTGTGGAGTACGGCTGCAATCTGATCGCCTGTTGTGATCTTTCCTGGAGTTAATGATGTTGAGTCTGTTAAAACTTCAAAATCACCTGATAAGTTTGCAGAATATGATGGGATCTTTACAAAGTCACCACCTCTTTCTGCTGAAAGATTTAATTCAGCCAAAGGTTGTACAACCCCACTTTGTAAGAATGAGTCCGTCTGTGTAGTGGCCTCAATTAAGTAGGGGGTGAAAACTTCTGGTATTATTAAATCCGATCTCAATGTAGCCATGAGATTTCGATAATAATTTTTTTAATTTTCGGTGACAACACCTAACTTATACAAACAAGTTAACTTTATATTAACCGCTAACTGCGTTTTTGAGCATATTATATTTATTAATATCTGTTCTATATAATCTGGCCTGTTCAGTTAGATTGAAAGATTCTTTAGAAAAAGGGTTACTTTCTCCTGTAATAACATCAGCAGTAACCTTGGTTGTTGTCGCTCCACCGCCTTGAGGTCTTGGATTCTTTTGCACCCATTGAGGCATTTTTTGTTGCGCCCATTCTTTTACTGGTATTCTGTTGTAGCCGTCAACTATTACGACTGTGCCATTTGGTTCTCTCGCTAACTGCTCTTTATTTATTTGTGAAAGTGCATACTGAGGATCGTGAACAACATCTGCAAGGGCAGTAATCGCAGGGGTTTCTATTTCTAACTCTCGTTGTCTTAATTCAAATTTGCTTATTTGTTCTTTGTAAGAAGCTTCAGCTTCTCTAAATTGTTGAGCTTGTTTTGCAATTGCCTCATCATATCTACCTTTTGCTTCTAATTCTTCTTGTTCTTTTTTTTGTTTAAAAGCAATCAATTCATTAACATCAACATCAGGAGGGATAGCTTTACCAGCTTCTCTTGCCTTAATATTTTGATCAAGTAATTTGGCATTATTTTCTCTTAATTTTTGCAGTTCTTCTTTTAAAGCAGCAAATTGTTCAGGTGATGGATTTGGTTTAATTGGTTCTTCTGACATAAAAAATCGTAATATTTATTTATAATATTATCGTGAAAATTACCATTTGACCTTATGTGACCAAAATAATGGTGAAAATATCGTTGGATTTGGGTTCTGAGCATTATGTCTTGCGTAATAACTAGCTCTTCTTTGCTTTTCTGCTTTTGTTCTTGGATTCTTACCAGCCCCTTTAACTCCCTGCTGTCCAAACCTAATTAATTTAACTTTATCTCCCTTTTTTGCAAGCACTACATGAGATTTTGTTGGATGTCCTGGAGTTGGTTTTGCTTTGTTAACTTCTGTTAAGCCATACTTTTTCAGTTTGCGTTCAATCTTCTCTTTTTTACTCAATGTCATTTACCTTTCCTCCTCATTGCCATATTATGTGCCTCAGTAAAGCTCATTCCTTCTCTCATCTTACGTTTCATATAATCCATGTGCGCTTTTGTATGGCCATGAGCTTTCTGATGCTTTGCAAGTGTATTCTTTTGTCTAGTAGTTAATTTCATTATCTTTTCTTCTGATATTTTGAATAAATTTTAGCGTCTGCTGTTCTTGCTCCACCTTTACCAGTCATATAACTATTTACCCTTCCCATCGCCCACGCACCCATCGGTACATTACGAGATCCAGCCGAAAGATATGCACCTTGACCCTTGCGGTAAACTTCTGCAAGTTCACCATAAAAAAAGCGAGTACCTTCAGCCTTTTTCTTAAGACTAGCTTTTACGCTTTCGCTTAATGGTTTTCTTCTTTTTGCCTGAGACATTTTGTTTTGTGCGTGATTTAGATACAGCTTTTATATCAATAAACTCTCCTTTTCTGTAGGCTTCAGCAGTCCTTTTGATCTCAGCAGCTTTTGCTCCCTTGTTTTTTGCTCCAGACAAATATTTTTTGGGAACACCTGTCTTTTTATCTTTTGGAACTCGCCTGAACTTTCTAGTCACTTTTTAGATTTTTTCTTAGTTGTTTTAGGTTTAACTTCACAGTTTTCAGCCTTTGGCTTGGTTTCCTCTGCTCCTTGAACTTTGAAAATATATCCCATTATTTTTTACCTCCCTTTTTGATTTTTTTTGTTTTCTTAGGTTTGCCGTACATAGGAAAAGAAATAGCTGCCTTTATCTTACTTCTTTTTACGTTTTTTAGCAGTTGATAAAGCTATCGCTACAGCTTGGGATCTTGATTTGCCTTCTTTCATCAACATCCTAATATTGCCTGTAATTGTCTTTTGTGACTTTCCTTTCTTAATTGGCATCTTTGTATTTATCAGCTAATTCTTTTAATGTTAGCTCTGTTCCATCCTCACGGATAATTTTTTTTAAAGCATTTGTAGCATTCAATTGTTTTTTTCCTCTTTTGGGACTCATTAAATAATTGAAATATCTTTTCTTTTTTCCTAAAACTTTATCTTGAATATCAGGGTTATCTTTTAGCCAAGTAGCGTAATTCGTGTCTTGAGGAACACGACCTGTTGCACTTGGTCTTGTATTAGGAAAAGCTTTTCGCAAATCATCGTCATCAATAACAGGAACAGTAGTTGATCGGCAGTTAAAGTGTTGAGGAGGAACAGGCCCTTGATCATATCTGAATAATTGACCATCTAACCTTTGACATATAGAACTTGTCCTTGCATCAAGAGTTGCGACATATTGATATCTGCCAGTTATATCTTTGTTTGCTGCATACACCGCTTGACTCGCTGCATTTTGCACCTGGTTAACAGTTGTCCTCACAACAGTTTGAATTTGTTTATTTGATAAAAGCATCCCCTCAGAATTTTTTAAGGCAGAGTTCAATGCGATTGCATTTTGTGGTTTAGCGTTGAATCTAAGGTTTGGTCCTTTGAGCCTTCTTACTATCTTTGGTAAAGATTCACCCTCTAAAACACCAAGCCTTATAGCTCTTGACAATCTTGAAGCGGAATCTTCAGCAATACCTCTAAATGATTTTTTTACATTTTTACCGTTTGGCAAAGATATTTCTGATCCTCTTTTTGCCGTTAATGCAAACTGAGCAGATCTAAACACGCCATCTTTGTCTCTTAATCGAATAGTTAAAGCAGTCGGATCTCTTGTGACAATAGATTTTGCAAAGTCAGGTGAGACAGCAACTGTGTTTACCTGGAACTCTCCTTTTGGTAAAACTCTTTGAAGTTGATCTTGAACAAAACCAACTTGAAACTCCGCTAGATTTTGAATTTCATCAATCATATAAGCTGCACTTTCGTTTTCCCAACTTTTTAAACTATCAACCATCTGTGCCAATATTGATCGCAGTCTTGCAGTTGTAGTTGGACTGTTGCCCTCAAGATCTCTTATCTTTCTAAGAACATCTAAAATTACCTCATTAAACTGACTAGCAATTTGAAACTGAACTTTATTGCTGTATCTGTTCAGATCAATCGCTTCACGATAGAAAGCTTCTGGAACTGCCATTTATTATGATTCATCAGTTTGGGTTGGAGGTTCGGTTTCGATTAATCCACCTGATTGGGTTGCTTCAACTTCTTCTTCTACATCAAAATCATCACCAAGAATCTCACCACTGCTAAGTTGTGTTAATAATGTTTCTTGACTAATAGTTCCAGCTGTAAATAGTTGTAATAGGCTTTGAATTTCTTGTGGTTCTAATCTTGCTGTAACAAAATCTCTATTTACAAAACTGCTACCTGCATTTGGTTCATTGAGATATTCACTGTGAAACTTAAGGCAGTTATCAATTAAATCTTGCATCTGCTGGGCAACAACCATCATTGTGCTGTCATTTTGAGAACGGTCTATTCGCTTGGCCTCCGCTGACTCACCCACTAATTTTTGCCCTAGCACCGCAGATAATGACAAAGTATTGATCTGTTCTGAAATTTCTTTTAGTCTTGTGAATTGGCTGTCATAACTATCACCCGATGGGCTGACGTATTCCATTCTTGATTCAGGCGGTAATGATAATGCTTCATTTGGTCCTGTTGTTATTTCATCTGCATTTGGATAGCCAAAGACTGCAAGCAATGGAACTGAACTGATATGAAGGATATTATCAAGGTCACTTTGTATTTGATAATGCTTGAGGTTTAGTTCAGCAATGTCATATAAAGGACTGCGTGATTCATACATCCCCACCCTATTTGAATATGCGACTGAAAAAGGAATCTTGTCCTTTATACTCATTTCTCCTTCATCATGTAACTTATATTCACCTTTATTATTTTTTCTGTGAATCTCATATCTACCAGGCTCAAGTACTCTGATCTGTTTTATAATCTTTTCTCCATATTTACCATCACTTTCAACCACTTGTTCCATTAATCGCAATTGCATTAATTTTCTAACGCCATCAATAATTTCTGTCCTCCAACCAAGAATATCTTTTGGCGCATAAGTAACCCAATATGGTCTTGTCTTTTCTCCATCTTTTGGTGCATCAACAAGAACACCAACATGACCAAACGAAATTGCAACTCTAGCTGTTTGATATAACCAAACATTGAGATCATTACCCTCAAGGTCAACATCAAAAAGTTGTTCTCTAACTAAATCAGATACATCATCAAGTCTAATTGGTTTTCTTACCAACATACCCGACAACATCTTCTCGATACGCTGCAAATATGGCACTACTGTTGACCTTGCCAACCTTGTGTCATAAGCATCATCAGTTTCTCTTGGTTCTTGGTTTAAATATTTTCTATGTTCACTACGAATTTTATATGTTCCTTCTTTTAAATCTTCAACCAAACCCCAGAAATTTGCCATCCTTTGATAAGCAGCATTAGGACTTGCAACCGTTGTAGGAGCTAAAGTTACAGGCTGATTGTAAATATTTAGTGAGCTATACACGGTTTTTCCTCATAGTACCATTACTTTTAATATATTCTAATACCAGTTGGCTTGCCTGCCCTACCATAAAGCAAATTAAATTCACGATAAATCAAATACCCTAAAGCATCATTCATGTGGTCATATCCATTCTGTTTATCAGGATCTCCTGTCTTTTCATCATAACTCTGCAACTCAAGACACTCAATCAAACGAGCGCAACGGGCATGAATCGCCAAACGTCTTTCCCCTTTGCCGTTCTGTAATAACGCATTGACGGTTGCAACTCGATCTTTGATAAAGGGGTTGCTCTTGAGAGCCATTGAACCGAAGCCGTAACTTTGGAGGATGGCCAAGTCTGTTTTTGAAGCATTGATAGTTGATCGTGCTGAACCACTTGCGTCTGGATAAACTAAAATTCTGTTTGAAGGATAACGTCTAAGTATCTCTTGCGCCAACGCATCTGTATCTTTTTGTTTTGATATTTCATCAATGATCACCAGCTTGTCACCATCTCTTACACCAATGACGCAATTGCAGTTCATTACGTTGAAATCTATTCCACATAATAAAGTCTCCATCTTAATGTCAAACGGTATTTTACTGATGACATGATGCTCCCTGGAAAACCTGTCATAAACTTGTCCACTGGTTAAATTAACCCATTGTCCAAGAAGATAAGCCTTGATTAGCTGTGGTGGATAATTCTCATACAAAGAAGGGATAAATGTATCTGGAAGATAAGGATTGTCAGCGGTCTTTGCTTGTATCAATGCTGTGTCAGATTTTTTATTTTTTTCAAATGTTTCAAATGCCCAGCCATGACCTTCGGGAGTTGTTGTTGCATAAAATTGCTGAACATTACCAGATCTAAGTCTTGCAAGTGCCATGTTCATTGCACTTTCGGCATCTCGTTTCGGGATAGTATCTGCCTCGTCAAATCCCACTGCACAAAGGTTTTGCCCTCGCAATCTTTGATATGTAAGCATCGTTCTAAGTAATATCGTATGTGTTCCTTCTTCCCAAGAAAGTTGATATTCAGGAAGTGGTGATGCTCTAAATGTGTAAGGTATTTGCCATTGATCTAATAATTCATTGAATGTACGAATTAAAATGTCTCTCAACATGGGCGCAGTCGGCTGAAAAACAGCAGATACATGACCGATATTTAAACAGGCAAGCATTACAGCCTTTGAACATAAGGCATAAGTTTTACCAGCACCAAAGCCACAGACAAGAGCTAATTTTCTATGTTGCGTGTCTGCACAAAATTTTTCTTGATGAGGTAGTAAATCCTGATAAATCCTATCAATTGTTTGTTGCGTTGTAGGAAGATTATATGCCCCAATCTCATATAAAACTTTTCCAGGTTGAACTGTATCTAAAATGCTCACGAGATAATCTGTGCAAGTTTTGCTGCTGTATTGATTGCACCGAGAGCAATATGTAAATGTCCTTTTTCTCTTGCTTCCATTTGAAGGGTTGCAGCTTGCGCTAAAAGATTTGCAACCATTTCTGGCCTTTCCATATCCCAATCAGCTTTCATTTCAGCTCTTACAATTTCAAGATATTTGTCTACTGATTTATAACCTACCCCCCATTTTTTAGAGGCATATTCTATGCAATCAGATCTACGACCACCTTTAGCAATAATTTTGCCAAGTTCTCGTGACCTAATAAGTGTTTCTATTTTTGTGCCTTTTTTAGCCATTACTTAGATGTTACACGGAAAAGCGAGAATATGAATATTTATTAATTTTGAGACTCATTTGAGACTGAGCAAGTGTTCCCACGTTCCCGATGTTCCCACCTTTGCACCAAACTTACCTTACGTTATATTTATCCCCTATTTTCTATATATATACTAATTATATATTTATATACTATATACTAGGAACATAAGGAACATATATATATATAGTAGTTATAGAGAGGGTTTTGAGCGTTCCCGAAGGTAGGAACAGTGAAGGAACAGAAAGGAACATCAGGAAGATTTTTGAAACCAGACCCATTTCGGTGTTCCCATCACTCTTTTCTTTTTTCGATCATATTTGAGACTGCGTAAGATTTGACTAACGGTCATCATGTCACTTTTTGTTTGTCTTTCGATAGGTTTTTCAATAGCATCTGTTAACAAAACTTCAATAGTAATATCTTTTATTGAATTAGAAGGATCATTCAACCAATGACTGATAACGGATGACCAGGGAGAATCAACCATATAAGATAAATTTTCTTTTTCAATTTCATGCTCTTGTTCATAAGAAAGAAAGTGAGGTTCATTATCTTTAAAAGCATGAATCGCCGCCGACCACAAAGCATCGCGTTCAAGTTGTAAACCATCAAGATCAATAGATTTTGCAGTGCAGGGGATGACATGAAAACGTCTGTTGCCAGTGTCATCTATCAATAAACCTGATTCTTTGTTTGTAGAACCAACAATAATCCCTCGTCTTGGCCATTCTTCAACAGCTTTACCATAAGGAACTCTGAGAAGATCTGTTGATCTTGACAAAAATGCTTTTATTACCCCTGCGTGTTTACGACTTGTAACGCCATCAATTTCAGACCATTCCATTCCCCATGAACGGTGAAGGACTAAAAGATCATCTTTTGATGAAATATCACCAAGGGCATCTGAAAAGAAGGGACCAAATAAGGTTTGCCAAAAAGAAGATTTTTTTATTCCTTGTGAACCCTGTAAGACAGTGGCGGTGTCATGTTTACAACCTGGCATATAGACTCTTCTTACTGCATTTATCAGAGTAAGTTTGAGCATGACGTCATATATTGTTGGTTCGGTAAGGTTTTGATCTTGTGGTCTTAAATAACAGGTTGCCAATCTGTTGATTGTATATTTTTCTGGTTGAATTTCGTTGTAGCAGTGATCAAGATAAAGTTTTACAGGATCATATTCATTCTCATGAGCTACTTTGAGAAGAC